CTTAGAGTATGACCATAGTTTAATTAAAGACAGGGTTTGGAGAAACCACTAATAAAAAGAATATGAGAGAAAGATATATAGAGTTTCCAAGCAATTTGGGTTTCTTAAATACGGAGCGTTTTTTAGAAGATATGGACGTTTACTATATGGTAGACCGAATAGACTACGCATACGACGAAAGGTATTTTTTGCTACGCACTAAAAACGTAGACGATTTTGAATTTGACGAGCTGCTAACAATACTCGAAGACGAGTTTGGTAGAGGCGACGTAAGAGAGGTATAATGAGCTTAATAAAAAGAATATGAGCAGAAAAGAAGACATAGCAAAAGCAATAATTTTATTAGAAGACGCTATTGATGAAAGCGGTTACAATAACGCAGTTGCAGATAAATTGTTTGAAGCAATAGGTATTTTAGAAGAATACGCTTACTAATGAGCTTAATAAGAAGAATATGGGACGTATGGACTAACTCAGCTCAGGAAGAGTTGATGGTTATGTTAGAAGAATTTGCAATCGACTACGACTACGACACTAGATTCTTAGCTGCTGTAGGTCAAATGGAGGACGCTATTTTTGACGAAGACTACGAGAGGTTACGCTTATTATTTGAGCGTTCAGCACCCGATATGATCCGTGCTTTAGACAGGGAATTATTTTATGAAATTATTGACGAAGCCGATTACGGCTATTAAAAACTTGGGCTAATTAAACGCCCTTATATATATTAGTATGAGCAAGTATAAGTTCGAAGAAGAAGTAGTTGAAGAGACAGTCGAAGAAACTACAGTAGAGGAATCAGCACCCGATTCCCACGAAGCATTTATTAACATTTTAGTAGAGATGGGGCTATCTGCTGAACAAGCTGAAGCTGTGCATCAGATGGCAATGGACTTAATTGAAGCAGGCGAAGGCGAAGTAACTGAAGAAGTGAAAGAAGAAACTAAAGTAGAAGAGAAGGTGGAAGCCTCTCGTCAGCGTCGTGGACGCAGAAGCCGTAGAGGTTTCAAATCTGAAGGTCGTGAAGGTCGCAAAATTGCACGCCTACGTCGTCAGAATATCGAGTTGCGTAAGCAGCTTAGAGAGTTTGGTCAGTCGCCTGCAACCAAGCCACTTAGAAACGCACCATTTGGTGAGGTCTCTGAGGAAAGCAATACTCAAATGGGTAAAGCTACAGCGCAGGCATTTGAAATGATTTCTAAAAACCTAAATAAGTAATGAGCTATTCACGTTCACTATCACGTAGACGCAGGGAATTTGCTAATGACGGTCCAACCGTAAGCCCTGCTACTACTTACGCAGGAGTACACGCAGCACCGTTTGTAGCTCCTGCTCTTAAACTCGCAGACACCCTACAGAAAGGGTTTGTGCGTCAAATTGACGGCATTCAAAACAAAGCCGTAATTTCTAACCTTAGCTCTACAGGCGTAATTCAAGCTGCAAACTGCTCTTGGAATGATAACGACTCACTAACTCTAGGAGAGAGAGTTCTTACTCTTACTGACCTATCTGTTATGGAGGCACTTTGTCGTAAGACATTACTACCTACGTGGGCAGGAATGACTGGAGCAAGAGAGACTATGACAGCAGGCTCGCCTGAGTTTGTAAACTTCTCAATGGCTACAGTTGCAGGTTACGCAGCACAAGGTGTTGAGGATTCTATTTGGAAAGGGTCGGCTGTATATGCTACAGGTTTCCTTTCTAACGACGGAACATTTGACAACGCAGGTTACAACGCATCTGTTTTAGGTACTGCT